CATGAAACGGCAGGGCAGGCAAAACCAGTTGCATGGCGATATCGCTACGTGAAAAAAGACGTTACAGACTTTCAGGGGAAGCCGTGGGCTGGTGACTGGAAATATGTACCGACAAAAGAGGATTGTAACGACAGGCCGAACTATGAAATTCAGGCCTTATTCATCGGCCCGCCAGTCCCGGTGACATCAGAAGGACTGGTTAAAGCCGTGCGCTTTTATGAACAGGTAAAGCGTGAGAATCCGCCAGTCGAAACAGGAGCATGGAAGGATGCTGTTGACTGGGTGCTCAGAGAGGCCTGCTGCGCTGCCATTCTGGGTAAGCCGACAATCCACCAGCATCCGGCAATCAGGTTAGCGAATTAACAATGTGGGTTAAACGACTGGTCAGTCAACTGAAAAAAGCTCAGCCGGACTGCAAATTACCGGAGAAGGCGATGGATTACCTGAAACGAAATGGACTGATAAGCGTGGAGGATGTTTTACGATGAATATTTAGACTAAAGAGTTTGTAACGCTATGTAAGTGATTTTTTCTGGTTTAGATATTTATATGTCCGGCCAAATTGAGGTGTGTTTAAATGTTATTGCACATTGATTGTAGGGGGAATAATGAAAAACGCATTGCAGTTTTTGTTTGTTGCGTTCTGGTTGTTCGCATCATGTATGCCCATCATCTTCACAGCAAGGTATATGGAAAAAATTGATGTTTTGATATTAATGTTTGGACATATAAATGCCCTTTTTTTAGGGGTGTTCATGGCGGTCATGTGCATTGAATACTGGCGGTAAATACAGCGAACGCCATTGGTTTAGTTGGATATTTACTGTGCCGGACAAAAACGGTTTGCGGGGAAATCTTAGTTAAGTAGAATGACTGCGGGTGCTTGAGGCTATCTGTCTCAGGCATGAACACCAAAAGGCAGATAGAGAAAAGCCCCAGTTAACATTACGCGTCCTGCAAGACGCTTAACATTAATCTGAGGCCATATCTATGCGACACATAGAGATTAGCCTCTTACGGACCGAAAGGTCAAGGAGAAGCAGGCTATGAAGCAGCAAAAGGCGATGTTAATCGCCCTGATCGTCATCTGTTTAACCGTCATAATGACGGCACTGGTAACGAGGAAAGACCTCTGCGAGGTACGAATCCGAACCGGCCAGACGGAGGTCACTGTCTTCACAGCTTACGAACCTGAGGAGTAAGAGACCAGGCGGGGGAGAATCCCTCGCCACCTCTGATGTGTCAGGCATCCTCAACGCACCCGCACTTAACCCGCTTCGGCGGGTTTTGTTTTTTCCTGGCATTCTGGTTTACAATTCGCACGCCAGCCTGAACAACTGGCACCTGCTGCGCCAGCAGAGACAACCGATGGCGCACGATACCAAATTACACAATTCTGATGATTCTGCCGTCTTTGCCAGCAGGCACGGGCGGTGTTCCCGCACTTTCAAATCTGACTGGTTCCAGCATCCCCCATGCACTGAAGAACAGGCCGAGTGGCTAATTCAGTGCTACCGCAGACACGGATACGAGATTAAGAAAGCCCTCAGCCTCGATTATCGTCACTGGATAATCTCCGTCAGGCTTCCTTACTCCGAACGCCCACCGCGTCCGTCCCGCACATTCCAGCAACGCATCTGGAGGTAACGTGCGGGTATTACTTCGATCTGTTCTGGTACCGGAACTCGGGCTGGTGATCGTTAAGCCGGGCCGTGAATCCATGCCGGTATTCCACAATACCCGGTTACTGGTGGAGCCGGAACCGAAAAGCATGCGTAATCTGCCGTCCGGGGTCGTTCCTGGCGCTCGCCAGCCGCTGGTGGAAGACAAAACATTGCTGCCGTTTTTCAGTAACGCACGGGTGATTCGTGCTGCTGGTGGTGCTGGTGCATTGTCTGACTGGCTGTTGCGCCATATTAAATCCTGCCAGTGGCCACACGGCGATTATCATCACAGCGAAACCGTCATTCACCGTTATGGTACCGGCGCAATGGTGTTGTGCTGGCACTGCGACAACCAGCTGCGTGACCAGACATCCGAATCACTCGAGCAACTTGCTCATCAAAACCTGTCAGCATGGATGATTGACGTCATCGGTCACGCAATAAGCGGTACGCAGGAGCGTGAATTATCTCTGGCTGAATTATCCTGGTGGGCGGTCCGCAATCAGGTGGCGGACGCGCTACCGGAAGTGGTATTACGTCGTTCGCTGGGGTTGCGTGCGGAAAAAATCCGCTCAATGTACCGTGAAAGCGACATCGTACCGGGAGAGCAGACCGCCACCAGCATACTGAAACAGCGCACAAAAAATATTGCGCCGCTGCCTCACGCCCACCAGCAACAGAACCCACCACAGGAAAAGACGGTGGTCAGCATTGCCGTTGATCCTGAGTCTCCGGAATCTTTCATGAAACGACCTAAACGTCGCCGCTGGGTTAACGAGAAATACAAACGCTGGGTGAAGACACAGCCGTGTGCGTGTTGTGGTAAGCCAGCCGACGATCCCCATCACCTGATTGGTCATGGTCAGGGCGGAATGGGGACAAAATCTCACGATATTTTCACGCTACCGCTGTGTCGGGAGCATCACAACGAGCTTCATGCGGATCCTCTGGCGTTCGAACAAAAGCATGGTTCTCAGGTTGATTTAATTTTTCGTTTTCTTGATCACGCCTTTGCAACTGGCGTGCTTGGGTAAAAGAGGTGACTGATGCTCATAGATTTGGTTTTACCTTACCCGCCGACGGTGAACACTTACTGGCGACGCCGTGGCAGCACATATTTTATCTCGGAGGAGGGAAAGCGTTATCGCCGGGCTGTGGCGCTTATTGTTCGCCAGCAGCGGCTGAAATTAAGCCTGTCCGGAAGGCTGGCGATAAAGGTGATTGCAGAGCCACCGGATAAGCGTCGTCGCGACCTGGACAATATCCTGAAAGCACCGCTGGATGCGCTGACGCATGCGGGAGTGTTAATGGACGATGAGCAGTTTGATGAAATCAATATTGTAGGTGGTCAGCCAGTATCTGGTGGACGGCTGGGTGTGAAGATTTACAAAATTGAGAGTGAGTGAGCGTAAATATGATATATCCGGAAATTACAGGCAAAAGCGGCGAGCATTTACGTCTAAAAACGCTGGAAGCAGTCTGGATCCAGGGGAAATTACGGATGTGGGGGCGGTGGTCGTATATTGGCGGCGGTAAGACGGGAAATATGTTCAACCAATTACTGACCTCTAAAAAGCTGACAAAAACGGCAATTAACGAGGCGCTCCGGAGGATGAAAAAAGCTGGTCTGGACAAACCTGAACTTGAGGCTTTTTTGCGGGATATGATCAACGGCAATCAAAAAAGCTGGCTGGCACATTGTACCGATTCAGAGGCGTTAATAATCGACAGGGTTATTGGTGAAGTCCTGGCAGGCTATCCCGGGCTGCTCAATGTCCTGAGTCAGCGTTATGTGGGGCGGGGGATGACTAAGCGCAAAATGGCTGAACTGCTGAATGATGCACACCCGGAATGGAGTTTAAGAACCTGTGAAAGACGCATTGAGCATTGGCTAAAGGTGGCAGAATTTATTTTGTACAAACCAATGGTTATGGCTTTTGGTATAGAGAAAAAAGTTATTGCTTTTTGACGTAAAAACTGCTTCAATTCCGGTACGCTTCGCAAAGCTGTACCACGAGGCGAATAGCAGACATGGACATTTGAAAGAGCCCGCTTTTTGCGGGTTTTTTTATGCCTGAAAAACGGCACAGAACATTAAACGCGCTGGTGGTTGCGAATACCGGTCTTTCAGCTTGCTGGCTTTTCCGACTAGAGTTATTGGTATGTTACGTTAACCAGAAAAGGGAAAAAGACATGCTAAAACAGCAGGATATGACCGAAACCGCCAGAGTGGTGTTTAATGAGTTAAGCGTCACCGAACCGGCGACAGTCGGGGAGATTGCACAGAATACTTACCTTTCACGCGAACGCTGCCAGTTAATACTGACCCAGCTTGTTATGGCGGGTCTGGCAGACTATCAGTTTGGTTGTTACAGACACCTTCAGTCCTGAAGGCTTTTTTATTTGTGGTAAATGGGCGGCTGGTGGGTGTGGTGGTTGTTGCTTTCCCGTTGCTGAAAAAGAAAACGCCAGACTGTTAGCCGGGTATCAGTTATCTGGAGAAATTTTTAAATACCTCACAATTCAGGCGGTTGACTGTTGTCTGGTTTGCGGGGAGTTTGTTAAAAGAAACTGGCATGGTGAATCCCCCTGTGCGGAGGGGCAATCAGCAACTGGTGTTTTGTCACCGACCCTTATCCTTTCTGTGCGGGTTCAGGTGCTGATACTGAACTCACCGGGAGGCACCCGGCATCATGCAATGGCACATAGCGCCACTCTCCAGCCCCTCTCCGGAGGGGCTGTTTATATTGATTTTGTCAGATGTGAGTAAACTCCTTATGGACTTTGTTGTTTTAGTCCATAAGGACATATTTGCAGAGTGCAACGGTTATTAAAGCATTCATTCAATACGTTATCTGTATTTGTAGGACATTCCTGGCTGTTTTTGATTAAATTCCAGAATGTTTTATTGAATGGTACTACGTTGTAAATGGTTAAAGGTAGCACTTTGTTATTGAGCATGATACCTGTGTGAGTCAGTGTAAATATACTTTCAGGAGGTAAGAAAGCATCCGATTGATACCAGATTATTAATTTTATTTTACTCCATATGACTGAAAAAGATATTCCGCATGATGGCTGGATAACTGTATCAATCACAATCCACTTCATTTAGTTTCCTTGTTTATGTCTTGCTGGTGATGTTCTGAAAAGTATAAATGATATTTTTGAATGTAAACCATAGAGCAGAATTATTTTTCTGATGTTGTTTATTGTTTATTTAAATGCAGGGTGGTTTATATCTCGTCTTGTAGTTTATCCATGCATATCTGCTTGATGATGAGGTTTTTATTTAAGGTATGGTTTTGTGTTTTTTCTGTATTACATGTCAGGTATTTTAAAGAATTATTTTTCAGATGGTGGAAAGAACCATGGCATTTAAACACTATGATGTTGTCAGGGCGGCATCGCCGTCAGACCTTGCGAAACGACTGACACAAAAACTGAAGGAGGGGTGGCAGCCATTTGGCAGTCCGGTGGCCATCACGCC